GTAACTGCGGTATGTGGTTCGACGGATACAAAGGTCAGCCAGTAGTCCTGCTCGACGAGTTCTGCGGTCAGATACCGCTCAACAAGCTACTCGCTATCCTCGATCCTTATCCCGTCATGGTAGAGGGCAAGGGAGTCACCATGTATGCGGCGTGGACTACCGTCATCATTACCAGCAACACGCCGCCGGAGTCCTGGTACAAGGATACCATCCCCGCCGAGCACCGCGCCGCCCTCCTCCGTCGCACGATGCCGTACACCGTCTACTTCGGCTTCGACAACCGCGATGAGTGTCAACTCCAGGCACGCACTAACCTTCTCAAGATGTGATTGTCTTTTGACGTCAAATTTTAATAAAGACAATCTGTCACTGTCACGAGGTCACAGGGTAATACTATACCCTGTGACCTCCTCAATGACGTGTCCGAGTAAAGTTGGCCAGCGGATGTGGGGCATAGGAGTATGTGGTGTAGGGGAGGCGTGACGTCAACCTGGCCCTTCGGGCCCGGTTGGTTGACGTCACTTGACGGCTTCGCGGTAAAGTGGGTGTAACTTGCAGAAGCTTCCACTTGATCATTCCTTATTCAGGAGACTTCAGCCCCTCCAGCTGCTGCCACGCCTGCAGCACAGCAACAGCCCAGCTGCCCAGCAGCCCAGCCCCCAGCAGCGGCGAGAACACCGCACCTCCCGGCGGTGCCGGATGCGGGCCACCGGGCCGCCTAGCGTCACGGATGACGTTTTGGAATCCTGCTTACGTCACCAAGCAGGCTTAAATAACGTGTCATTCCTTCTATTACGTAATCACTTTTAATTTCATTTGCATGGCATGGAGGAAAAGACGTTACCCCTTCCGGAGATGGAGGAGGAGGACTCGTTTCCCGAGGAGGTCCTTTCGGAGGACCCGTATGATGAGGCGTGGGATACGGAGGAGGAGAGCTCGTCCGGAGACGAAGAAGATTACGACTCAGCTGGAGAATGCGACAGGATCCCCAATTGGAATCAACGGCAACAGTTACCTGCTTTCAGTCCCTATTGCTCAAGGTACAGGTTTAAACCAGCGAGTAGGTGTCCAAGTGTTCGTCTCGAAGATTGTCGTGAAGTTCGACCTATGCAACGCTTATACGAACGCGATAGGTATCACGAACACATGGGACGACTGGAACAGCATAGAGATGAGCATGTGGAGAATCCAATCAAGCGCAATTGCGTCGGTGAACCCACCGACAGTGTGGGCAGCTCTAGGAAACCCCACGATTAACGGCTTCATGGACGTCAAGGACTACACTACCGCTCCTTGTAGAGTCCTACGTCGTAAAGTAATCATAATGGGTCCCAAATCAGCGTATTGGGACAACGGAGTAGCACCAGAACCAGTATCAATCCCGACTGCAAGGAAGTTCAAGTTCGTCATCAGAGTCAACCGTACCCTCAAGATGGATCAAGGAGGAACAAACTTGCCCATGTGGAACTACTTCCTCTGGGTAAGATCCGATTCATCGGCTTTCCCCTTCCCGTACATCATGGACGCACAAACTAGGCTCTACTTCAAAGATCCTTAATAAATTTCTTTCGTCATCCATTACGTCATCACTTTTTTTTCTTGGCACGATGACAGCACGCAGGTGGTGTTTTACCATTAACAATCCCTCTTCGGACGCCCTCTTCGCCTCTCTCCCGGAAGGAGTTCGTTATGTTGTTTGGCAGCGCGAAGAGGGCGAGAAAGGTACCCCTCATCACCAGGGGTACATATGTTTCAAGTCGCCGGTCCGGATGACCGGCGTTAAGCGTATCGTGGGCGAAACCGCCCACGTCGAATTCGCTCGCGGATCCGAGGAGCAGAACAAGACCTACTGCACTAAGGAGCCCCGCCTCGCCGGTCCGTGGGAATTTGGCCGCTTCGTCAGCGGTTCAGGCCAGCGCACGGATTTAGCGGAATACGTCGCCGCTATCAAAGCGCGTCGTCCGCTCTTAGATATAGCGGAAGATATGCCCGACCAGGTCGTCAAGTACACGTCCGCCTACAAACTCATTAGCAGCGCCCTCCCGCCCATTCGCCGCGATCACGTTCAGGTTCACACGTGGTGGGGCGAGACCGGTTCTGGAAAGACTTGGCTCGCCTTCGATCGTTTTCCCGATCTTTACCGTGCCGTTTTCGGTAACTGCGGTATGTGGTTCGACGGATACAAAGGTCAGCCAGTAGTCCTGCTCGACGAGTTCTGCGGTCAGATACCGCTCAACAAGCTACTCGCTATCCTCGATCCTTATCCCGTCATGGT